ACCAAAATTTAACCTCAGACAGCCCCTCGGCCAAGCCGACATCGAACGAACAGCCAGAATCATCAGAGAAAATTGGTAGCTGCCCAAGCCCGACATGAGATTTGCTTCAGCGTTATAGGACTCAGTCGTATCACGACATAATTATCATTCCAAGCCAAACTAACCTGTTTAGAATGAACGCACAACAGGCCATCAAGAGCAACAGTAGACAGCAGGACGCACGATACCCACACACCGGGCCCGTCACGCCTCCGCTCGCCCGGCGCAAAAGCCCAGGCCCAAGCTAAGATGCTCAGCGCAAAGCAGTTAACCCTATATAGGAGGGTTTTAGAGCTGCGAAGGGGTCCCGTGGCCGAATTGACCGGGGGGAGATGGACCGTTACCTCCTGCAATTATTGAGCTTGCCCTCATTTTCCTGCGAATATCCTTGGCTTTATGCTCAGCACATGGTATCCATCATGTGAGATGGAACCACGAATCGTGAAATGCCTGCGGTGTGGGGTGTGAGCATTATGCGTATGCTAGGTAGGGTACTAGTCCTGCTTTTGTTTGCCGCGCCATGTTTCGGGCAGGAATTGAAGGTTCGGAAGTTCGACACTGGCTGGTGGGCGCGGATTCACTGGACGGCGGCGGCGCTGGATGATTCAACGACCGGACTTTGGGCGCATAGCTGCAACGGATGCACGGAGGCCAATCCCCTGACGCGGCCCTTGCTCGGCAATCCTCCAAAGACGTACAGGCTGGCTCTTGGCTGGGCGGGAGAGTCTTTGCTGGTCAGCAGGATTCCGAATAAACGCGTCAGGAGAATCACTCAGATTGGGCTTATCGGTGCCCATCTGGCGGCGGCAAGCTGGAATCTCAAACATTGGCATTGACTTTCCTGCTCTTTAGGAATACATCTTGTGCGGATGCGCTTCGGGTGAGGCGCGAAGATGGGCACGGGCCGGGGAGACTCGGCCCTCTAACCAATGGAAAAGATTGAACGCCTCGCGCACTTGAATCCCAAAACAGAAGAAGTGGCCGGACATTCGCTTGAAATGTTCCGCCTGCTGCGTTCCTACGCCATGATGGATTGGGTGCTGAGGCATCCGAACGATTTGGGACAGCAGCGAGCGGAAGTGAAATTCGAGAAGCTTGTCGAGCGCACTTGGCAACTGATGGATGCCATGCAGAGCGAAATCGAAGGTCATCAGTCGAATGTCATCGATGTTGACCCCGAAGGCGAATCTCTGATTGTGAGGGCGAATGGCTAATATCTTCACGCAAAACCCAATCCGGCTCGATACCGTCATGGGCAGCGGATACTTGGCTACCATCGGAGCCTCCGCAGGACTCGAACGTCCGCTGAAGGTCACGGAAATCAACGTGGAGACTTCCGCCGCTCCAGCCGCAGCCGGGCCTATCACCATCACCGATGCCGCTGGCAATACCATCTGGGAGTGCCAGGTCGCCGCCACCGCCAATCTTAACATCTTCGATGACTTCCAGTTCACCCGCATGTGGCGGAATTTCCAGTTGACCGTCATCCCCACCAATACTGTAGTTTGGATTTACCGCCGATGAAAAACTGGTGGGAGGAAGAGCACCTCGATACGGACTTTACCAAGGGGGCTTTGGCCCTCGAAGTCGTGTCGGAGATCTACGACCAGCCCGCCAAACAAAGGATTTTCGGTTCTCCCCTTTATGACCGCGAAGGGAACCTCAGGTGCAGGGCTTGCGGAGGACTGATGGGCCGAAGCATGAGCAAGAACGGGCTTGGGGTTTCCGCTTGTTCTGATTCCGGGTGTTCCGCTCATGGGTTCGAATTTGCCGAAGGCAGTTATTTTTCTAATCCGGGGAGAGTGCGTGCCTAAAGTCCGTACTCCCGCGCAAGCCGTCAAAAGCAAGCAGAGAAAATTCCTGCTTCTGATTGTCGATGGCATGGAACCGGAAGAGGCATGCAGGAAGATTTGGCCGAAGGTCGCTCCGGTCGAGCATATCGCCAAAGTGATGAACGAACCGAAATTCAAGGCGGCATATTCCTACTTAATCGAGCATCGCTACTCGAAAGAAGCCATTTTGCAAAAAGCCGTGGCCGTCGCCAGCGATACGGAAATCAAGTCCAGCGAACGGGTCAATGCCCTGAAACTCGCGGCGCAGCTCGCGGGTCATATCACGCAGTTGCCTGTCGGCCCGAAGGGCAAGGCGAAATCCGAAGGCGTGGACTGGAAACTGGTCGAACTCGCACGAAAGGCGGAAACCGATGGATATCAAAAAGTCTCGTAGGGATGCAGCCGAAATGGGTAAGGTTTGGGACAAGACTCTTCCGATGGTTGAAGGGATGTATCCGGCAGATGGAAAGAAAGGCCACGGCAACCAGGCTTCCGATAACAACATCGGTTGGGACGTTCGTTCTCAGAGCTGGCAAAGAGGATCCGATACCGATTGCTACGCCATCGAGGATGAGAAACGCGAGCAAGACGTGAAATGGGGAACGCCTCATGCCGACAACCTCCCCGACCCCGCAACGCAGAGCAACGACGTGAATGCTCCTCTAGCCAATCCGCACAACTTTTCCAGCAACCCCGGATTCATGTCCACTTCGACCGGAGATATGAGTTCGATGGGTGGCCCTGCTAATGGCGGAACAGCTCGTATTTCCACTCCCGGTTCAGGGAGGTCACTTCGAGGAACCGGCACCATCGGTCGTACCGCTGTAGCATCAACAGGGAATGTGGCCCTTCCAGCTCCAGGAGATGTGAATCCAGGTCAGGAAGGCGGGCCGCTGCAAGTAACGAGCGGATACAATGGCTGATACAACTCCAACCTCAGACGGAAAACTCCCTCTGTTCATGGGCTACGACCCGTCGATTCTGGAGCGCGAGGGCTACATTGCCGATTCTTCGCTCAACTATCCCTGGCTGATTCAGGTGAGCACCAGAATGGGAAACGCCTACACTGCCGGTCTGGCCGTTACGGCCAATGTGTTCAGTGAACCCGAATGGGGATGGGAAGGCGGCGGAGGAAATCAGAACTGGCAAGGTGCCGGTGGACATGGAGCGGTCGGTGGCCTCACAATCTTCTGGTGAAAAGCTTGAAAAGGTTCTGGCTCAGTTCTCGCTCAAAGGGCCCGCTATCAAGCGAGTCGGAGAAAAGTCCTTCGACCTCATGGAATCGGAGTTTCGCCCCTATAAACTTCATGGCGAAGCAGTAGGTAGTGAAGAGGAATTCATGCAAGTGGCCAGAGAAGCAAGGGAAGAACGGCTAGTTGGAATGGCCAACGGGTCAGTAGCAAGAGCGGTTGGAACGATTGGCGACGGCACCGGATACTTGGTTGATGCGCGAGGCAATCCCATTAACAGGACGCCTCAGGCTCCGGTAACGCCCATGAAAAGAAAGGCGAGTGATTGGTAATGAGCGCAAAACATACAGGTGCGGCGGAAAACATGAAGAAAGGCGGAGCCGATGAATCAAGCGTCAAGCGGCAAAACGCCCCCTTGCGCGATTTGGTCGAGAACGGCCATGACCTGAATCACAGCTACAAGAACCCGGCTGCCATCGTCACCAATCTTTCCGCCAATCACAGCTACATGCACCCCCACACGGGCGGCCCGTTTCCCGAAGGTGCGATGGCCAAAGCCAACGTCATCAAGCCCATGATGCAGATGGGCACGGGAAAGAAATAAGTTTAAGAGCGCCGCAAGGGCTCTACGCAGGCTAAGTACCAGGGAGTATTCATGGCGGCACAACCAGACAGCGGAAACGTGGAAGGCGGAAACAAGAACATCTTCGGCGATACCGGGAGCGTCAGTTCTCGCTCGCGGGAAGACACCATCATCGACAGAACCAAGACTCTGGCTTTTCCCGATGGCGGCGTTCTGAAACTCGAAAACTTCGAGCACTACGGCGACAAAGCCGCAGGCTCGGAGCAGAGCGTCAACGACATGGTGAACCTTACCGGGAAGGTTTTGCAGGAGAGTTATCGCTCCGGTTTCGGCCAGTCGGCGACCTACACCGACAAAGTTACCGACCGTTGAGTGAAGTCCGCGCCACTATCGCGGAACGCGGCAAGCGCGACCTCTTTTTCCTGGCCAAGCACATCCTCGGCTACGCCAAGATGCAAGAGGCCGTGCATGGGCCGGTGTGTGACTTTTTCGTAAAGAAGAACCCGGAGCGTCCTTTCGGGCTGCAATCGAGAAAGAAGAACCGGGCGCTGTTTGACCCTCGCGGGCATTTCAAGACCAGCATCTCCATCGCCGACACGATTCAATGGATTCTGTGCTTCCCGAACATCACTTACCTCAAGATGAGCGGAACGCAGACACTGACGAAACGGGTGGTGCAGGAGATGAAGTGGCACTTCGAGCAGAACCAGGTCTTCCGGGAAGTTTATCCTGAGTTTTGCCCTAACGATGATGTGACCCGCTGGGGATTGCAATCCGAATTCACCGTCCCGAATCGAACGGAGAACCGCAGGGAGCCTACAGTCTCTATCGCCACGGTGGATTCGGTCAAGGCAGGTTCTCACTACGACATCCGAGATGGAGATGACATCGTAAATGAGGAAAACTCCAAAACCAAAGAGCAGCTCCAGCAAACCATCATCGACTGGAAGCATACAAGGCCGCTCGTCAACCCCGGAGGCTACACGCAGTATACAGGCACTCGCTACGATTGGAGTGACAATGGCGGGGAAATTATTGAAACAAACCCTCCCCTGGGAGAAGTTGACTCCCTCGATGGTTTTGGCTTTAGCTACGAAGGTTCCGACTGGAATATCTTTGCGCGTGGATGCTGGAGGATGGACGAGCAAGGGAAGCAAATCCTGCTCTTCCCGCAACAGTTCAGAACGGACGCCGAAGACGACCCGGAACGGGAAAACCTTTCGGCTATCCAGCGCGAAGACCCGTACCTCTTTTCCTGCCAGTACCTGAACAACCCAGCCCCAACGGGAACACAGAACTTTCCCAGAGAATTACTTCTCGAACGCACCATGCTCCGCGCCAATATCCCTCCAAGCGTGACTCTCTTCATGTGCTGGTATCTGGGTTTCAACCCGGAAGATTCAACCGACCCCGCCGTAGGGATTGTCGGAGGTTTTTCACCTGATGGCGCTCTTTATATTATCGATTGTTTTCGCGGGCTTTGGAGCACGGATCGAGTTATCGAGGGCATATTCGCAGCTCACAAGAAGTGGTACCTCCGCAAAATCGGTCTGGATGACAAGAGCGGGCCTATCTTGCTTGGGCCGGGACTCGAATCAAAGATGCGTGAACATCGTGTCTACTTGCCGGTGGAATATCTGCCCATCAAACAGGCCGCCGACATGCGCCTCAAATCCGTAGAGGCTTTGGTGCCTCTTCTCACTTCCGGCAAGATGTTTTTCTCCGCCGACATGCCTTGCTATGACCAGATGCTGCTGGAGTTCACGCGCTTCGGGAAATACAAACATGCGGGAATTCCCTATGCAATAGCCATGCTGGCAGGTTCTTTCCGTGGAGCCTACGAGCGCATGATGAATCAGGTGAGCCAGGCCGACCCCATCGGAGAAGTCGTGGGCGCGGCCCATTTCGGAATGTTCGATGATATGAATAGCTCGACGGAAGACTGTCAGGAACTCAGTGGAGGCTTGGTAGGCTAGTGGCGATTCTCACCGCACCCTCGGAGATTTATCGTGACCTTGACCCGCAGGAGATACCTGTCTATCCGGGAACTCCCGATGATTTTGAAGCCGTCAAACTAGTTCTAAAAGACCTGAATCTTGCTGAATACTATCTCCTAGCCAAAGGCATGACTGTCGAGTGGGACAAGGATGACCGTCTATTTCTCTTCCGTATGCCTCAAGTCTTCTGGGAAGGCAGTTCCGTTCCACGGTCTTCGCTCGGCATGCCGCTCATCATGGAGCATATCGAAAGCATCATGCCGCAGGTGATGAACGCGTTGTTCAACGACGACCCGCCGTTCGTTGCCGACCCCATGCCGAAAACAACGGCGGAAGCGGCACGGGCCACTCAGCACGTTCTCTCCTACCAACTCGATGAAATGGGGTTCAGGGAAGAGACGCGCATCGGCATCAAGGAAGGCTTGCTTTACGGAACAAGTTTCTGGAAGCTGCGTTGGGACCAGCACACTGAAAAGAGAATGAAGTGGAAGAGGGAAGGCCCGCCAAAAGTCCAGCACAGCGCGGCTGGGCCGGTTACGATTCCAACGGACAAGAGCAAGAAGCTCAAGTACTCGCCGGATGAAGAGAAAATCAACATGCCGTGCCTCGAGCACATCCATGTCAGGCACTTGGTCGTTGACCCGTCGCTCCGCAGGCCGGATACACGCAAAGCCCGATACATAATCCACAGAACCTATCCGACACTCGTTGACCTGGAACTCCTGCGGGGCAAGCATGGCTACGATAAACTCCCGCCAAAAGAATACCTGATAAAACTGTTCTTCCCTCCAAAGGAAATGCCGGAGCGAAGCCTTCTCGAAGGACGCTCGACTACCAGCGTGCTCAACACAGGCGTCTCTTCGCTCGACATCAACATGGAATTCAAGGCCATGCCGCGCTGGCAGATGCCGAGTAACGACCCGAACCTGCAACCGCTAGAGTGTCTCGAATACTGGACAAAGGAGAAGTGTATTGTCGTCCTCAACAGAAAACTTTGTATCAAGAATGATAAGAACCCTTTTGGGTTTCTTCCATTCCTCTCCATCAACTACATCGATGTTCCCGACTCTTTCTATGGAATCGGCGTTGCTAAGTTGCTGGGTGGAGAGCAGCGATTACAGCAAGGGGTCATTAATTCTAGGCTTGATGACTTGGCGCTGCGGCTGTCCGGTACGTTCATCCGTAAGCGTGGGAGTAATACACCAACCCAGCAAGTAAGGCTCCGGCCCGGAGGCATCATTGACTCAGACGACGAGAAGGGCATCCAGATGATTCAGTATCCTCCGGCCATCACGGATGCTTTTGAGGAGGTAGCACAAAGCGATGCAAGAGCACAAAGACGAACGGGTGCCAATGAGATGGTTACGCAGGGAACCATGCCCAGCGCCGGTCAAGTGGGACGAACAGCAAGTGGAGTTCAAACACTGTCTGCTGGTGTGGGTGCCCGGCTGGGATATTTCGTGGATTTCATCGCCAACCTCTATTTCATCCCTGCTCTCGAAGCCTTCCACATGATGAACAGCCTTTGGCTCGATGAGGAGCAGATTGACGAAATCCTTACCCAGAAACTCGGAGAAGAGTACAAGGGCGACGCGCTGGACGTGAAGAACGCCAGACTCAAATTCAGGATGCTGGCGGGAGCCAAAATGCGGGCGCGTCAGCAACTGGGGCAAAGTCTGCCGATGATGACGCAATTCCTGATGAGCCAGCCGATTCAGGATGCCCTGTCTGACCAGGGACTCAAATTAGACCTTGTAGAGATGGCGCAGTTGTGGTTTGATGTCAACGAAACGCCGGGCCGCCAGTCCATCATCGTTCCTCTCACCCAGGAAGACAAACAACGCATTGCAGCCAAAAATGAAGCAGCACAGCAGGCTTCGCTTGAAAACCAGAAGCATCAACACGCCATGCAGCAGATTGAAGAAAAGGGAATTTCTCAAGCTGGCACAAAGGTTATCGAAAATCTGGCTGCCCATGCCCATCCCGATGCCATGTTCCCTGATGCAGCGGCTTCTGCCCCTCCCGGAGACTCAGAATGAATCCTGAACTCCTTGACATCTTGGCCGGGCGGCATTGCTGTAAATGCTCCAATGAGAATTTCCCACGAGACATGGCCTCCATCCGCATGAATGCTTTTGCCATCGAAGGTTCCGTGACTTGGGAAGTGTGGATGCACAAGCACTTCTGGAACGAAGTGGCGCTGGGGAATCTGGGCCTAAACTCCATGAAACTCTTCCGGGGGATGGTCAATTGAACGTCATCAAGGAACTATCGCTCGACCTTACCGCCGAAGAGCGCGAAATCCTCTATGAGTTCACCAGAGCCAGGGAAGTCATGGAAGTACTGAACATGCCCGGCTGGCTGCATATCCAAGACCTGATGGATTCGAAGATTTCCACAATTGAAACTTATCACCTCGAAGCCAAGAACCTGACCGCAGAGGCTCTTTGGGCGCAGCATATCGCCGTTCAGTACGTCCGGGACTTCGTTGGAGCCATCAAGGCGCAGCTCCTGACCACCGGCGACTTCCTCAAAGACCCCGAAGCCATTCGGGCCATGATAAACCAGGCCAACCGACCCAACGAACTTGACCTTGACGGCGAACTGCCTAATCCCTTAAATCCAATACCAGGAGACGGAAATGGATAATAAACCGACTGATTTTGTAGAACGCTTTGGAAACGACTTTGGCGCTCCGGGCGTAGATGTGGCAAAAGTACCACAAAATCAAGACCCCAATACCCTGCTTTTCGGCGCTCCAACGACCGAAGTGGAGCCCCAAGACGATACTTTCAAGTGGGACGGGGAAAAGAACGTCTTCTATGTGGACGTGGAGAACAATGGGAGAGTCGAGCGGTTCTCAGGCGAGACGCGCACGGAAGTTACCAAGAAGCTCATTGAAGGAAAGAAGGCCGCGAATCAAGCCCTTGCCGAGCAGAAACAATCAAACCGTCCAAGGCAGCCGGATACGAAGCTCCCATTTGACCCCATCCAGAGAAGGCAGCCAAGAGAATTGACGCCCCAAGAGGCAATAGCTTTGAATGACCTACCTCCCGATGCGGCTCAAGCAAAGGTCTTTGAAGCCAGGACAGGCTACACGATGGACGAAGTGGCCCGGTCGGTAGCTCTCGCCGAAGAGATGCGCTTGCAGGTCTATGCCGCGACGGTATCAGGGGAGTTTGTTTCCGCTCATCAGTCGGACTTCCATCCCAGCCAGGGCAACATGACACTAATTGATAGCTGGCTCAAAGACCGGAAACTCCCGGTAACGAGGAACAACCTCGAAATCGCCTTCATTGAGCTAGGCGAGAAACTAAAGCCAGCTCCGGCACAAACGCCAGTCCAAGAGTTTACACCTCCGCCGCCACCTGTATCACCGCCGTCACGCCCGGCTCCGGGCGCTGTACCGGCTGGTGGAAACGGGCTGAGCAGGGAGCAAGTCGCAACCATCCAGTCAGGCTCGCTGGCCGATGCGCGTTCTGTAATCCAGGATGCGTTCAGGCAGAGCCGTGGTGGGCGCTAGGTAGTTCTGCGGGTACGCCCTTGGCCCTGAGCAAGCCAAGCACCGGCCTATAAGGACGAGTTAGGACACACTTCGAATCCATACGCTTGGGGTGTGTCCAAATTCGAGGATAAATGGCATATACACCAGCATCGGTACTGACGAGCACGGCTGGTTTGAGCCATCTGGCCGCCATCTATTACGACCGCGTGGCCGTGGAAAACCTCAAACCGAACCTGCCGTTCGTGGCTGTTACGTCGCGGAGAAAGCTCCCCGACCGCAATGGCCGCACCATCCAGCTTTACGGCTACGACCTTCTGGCCGGGAACACTACGCCCGGAACGGAAGGCACCGTAGGAACGGGCATCAACCCCACCACCAGCATCCGCAACGTCACGGTCAATCAGTTCTTTGACTTCGCTTCGTTCTCGGACATCCTGGTGGAAACAGCGATTGACCCCATCGTTGAGAACACGGCGGCGGAAATGGGCTTCCGTGCCGCAACCACAGCCAACACCCTGGCCCGCCTGGAATTCGAGGCGGAAGCTCTGGCCGATGCCACCATCGTCATTTCCGGCATCGACAATGAGTTCATGTCAGCGGCGCTGGCACGGCAGATGGTATTTTCCCTTCGTGGACAGGACGTTCGGCCAATGGCGGATGGCATGTTCCCCGGCATCATCCATCCGTTTGTCGCGCATGACCTGATGAACGACAACACCGCTGGCGGGGTCATCGACGTGATGAAGTATCACAAGGAAGGCTCGGAAGAACTTCAGCGCGGGGTTCAGGGCTACCGGGTCATCGACATTTCCGGCATCCGCTTCATCGAAACAACCACCACCAGCACGTTTGCCAGCTTCCCGTCCGGCGCAAAGGTCGGTTTCGGGACTTACGTTATCGGGCAGGATGCGGTGTTCAGCATCTCGCTCGGAGCGACGGAGATTCCCGAACAGCGCAACTTCCAGATGATTGTCAGGAACTGGGAGCCTTCGGCTGCCGACCCGGCCCGGGTGGTAGGAGCGAGCTGCGCTTACAATTTTAAATATGGCGCGTTGCGTGTGCCTCAAGCGGCAGCACTACACCCAAGGTTCAGACAACTGAAAACTGAAGCCTCAATATCCTGAGGAGTAACAATGAGAGAATGTAATACATGCCACGAAGTGAAGGCTCTTACAGAATTTCGCGGGTACCGGAAACGCTGCAAGAAATGCTATCACAAGCGCATGTGGGTGTGGTTCAAAAACAACCCCATCAAGGTCATGCTTCAAAGCGCGAAACATCGCGCCAAGCGTGATGGCCTACCTTTCTCTTTAATTGAATCAGACATCACAATTCCAGAGATATGTCCAGTTCTTGGCTATAAGTTGCAGCCTGGAAATCGTAAGAGCCATGAGTTCGCTCCAACGATTGACCGCATCAGGCCAGAGCTGGGCTACGTTCCGGGTAACATCATTATCGTTTCCTATCGCGCGAACCGTATTAAAAACGACGCGACGCTTGTAGAATTGACACGCATCATCACATTTTATACGGAGGCACAGGAGAGGCAATGGGCGTCGCTGACCGAATCGGCGAAGTAGTCCTCTACATTGCCCGCCATGCCGAAGTCCAGAAGGACAAAGAAGGCAAGATGCGGGGTTTGATTAACGACCCGCTCGACGCCAAGGGAGAACGGCAAGCACAGGAACTGGCAAAGCTGTTTGAGGGGAAGCCCCTGACGGCCATTTATGTCGATGATTTGAAACGCACACGACAGACAGCGGAGCCGGTAGCGGCAAGGAATGGTTTGAAGATTCGGTTCGATACGGAACTTAGAAGCTGGGATGTAGGGCCGGAACTGGAGGGGAAAAGCATTGAGAGCAAGAAGGATGAAATCAAGCGGCTCAAATCCCAGCCTGACCTTATCCCCGTTGGGGGACAGAGCTGGGGCGAGTATATGCAGCAAGTCAGGCGTTTCTTTGCTCGTTACTGGGAGATGGGACTTGAATCCGGGCCGTTTCTGCTCGTTCTGCACGGTTCAGGCATCCAGATTATCTGGGACATTGTCGGTGAGATGGAACTTAGTTCGGCTTACGACCAGACTCCGCTCGAACCTGCCGGAGTTGCAGCTATCTATCAGGCCAGAAGCGGGCCAAAGGTGAAAGTGCTAAGAGGGGCAAAGGCTACCAAGGATGAGTAAGATTGTGCTGGCCAACGAATACACGCCCGTCAACCCGCATCTCTACGGCTGGGCTCCCAAGCCCAAGAAGAAGCAGCTTGCCCGCAAGGAACTGGTGAAGAAAAACAGCAAGGCGGTCTGGGCCAAGGGAAGCATGGGAGCGGAAGACCATTACGCGGGAGATTTGCTGGCGCGGATGTTTGAGGAGACGGACAAGGACATAGCGAGGCAGCGATTCCCCGGCCAAGAGGACTTCAAGAACGCGGAGAAGCGCATGGGCCAGATTATGCACTCCGGGGAGTTCATCAAGAAAGTTTTGAGCCTCAACAGCAACCTAATTTTTGAGGAGTCCCGCTTCTCAAAGGGCAACGGCGCGTTCTACTGGATGAAGGGCAAAAGGAAGGTTTACACGGCTTCGAATTTCAACCTCGGTTGGATACCGGAATGGACGATTATGAAGACGGACACCGCCGACCTGCCGACCCGCGAAGGCTTGACCTACGGCTGGCGGACAGCACTTCAACGTCTCATAGAACAGCGGGCAGTCAGCAAGCGGGAAGCGGACAAGATTTTCGGGCCTGATGTTCCGGGCGACCTGCGTGGAAAGAATTGGGCCATAGCAACACAGCAATTCAATTAAAGGAGAAATAAATGCCAGCAATCACGGCGAACACGGTAACAAACAGCCAAGCATCGACTCCCGGTGGTTGGCTGGAAATCCTGACCACGGCGGCCATGACGGTCACGGCCAATGCGGAAACCGCTTTCACCATCACCATTCCGGCAGGGACGCCGCTGCTTTCAACGCTCCCCATCTTTGCCTGCTGCCTGCAAGCCGGGTCAGTAGCCATCAACGGCGGGGTCAACAACTGGGGCACGGGCATCGGGCTCAGAACAGCCACGCTTTCCGGCTCGACCCTGACCCTGACGCTTGCGGCGGATGCGGCGGCGGCGGCAACGGTGCCGCTCGGAGCCCGCATCATCGTATTCAACTGCAACGGAGTCTAAGGAGACGAAATGGCAAACTTTCAGAAATCGAACTGGACACGTTCGGTAGAAGCGGACGGAATGGTGGTTTACGCTCCGGGAGCTATCCCCAACGTGGCGGTAAACGCCAACACTTCCACCACCCTTACCTTGACCGTGCCTTTCAAGTTCAAGGGCAATGCGATGATTGAAGTGACGCTGCCGACCACGGCCACTCCGCTTGTCGCGGGGCTCTCGCTCTCCGAAGCCGTCTTGCTTGCTCCGGCAGCGGGAAGTTATGCGGCGGGGAACCATCCACGGGTAAGCTGGAAAATCAGCAACAACACGGCTGGCGGCCTGACACCTCCAGCCACGGATGTCATCATCTGGCAATGCTAGGCGATGAAATCAAGATGAATGAACCAGCGACCATGAAGGTGCGCTGGCACGAAGCCGACTCCGACCCGGTGCCCACGGTGAATCCTGTCCGGGTGATTCACGTCCGGGCGCTGGACGGACGGTTACTCAAGGTGATGAAGACAGCGGACAACCCGGAGTATCTGGATATTTACGTCGATGTAGTTTAGGAGGAACCAATGGATGAGCAAGTTGCTGCACCAGAAAAACCGAAACGCAAGTACACCAAGCGGGCAGAACAGGCACAAGCGGAAGCTCTTTCCGGCTTCGATTACGAGAAGTTCGGGAAGGCGATGGCTTTTGCCATCAAGGAAGGCAGCCGCGACCACGCCAAGGAAGCACGCGACCTCAGGCACCGCGAGCGCATGCGGGCGCAGCAGAATGAAACCATGCAGAACAAGCTCTCAAAGTGGCGGCGCTGCACGCACATGAGAAGCCATCCCTACTCAGGGACTTCACGAATTGCCTGGGCTACACAGTCCGATGGCTATACCCGTGGAACGTGCATGGCTTGTGAGTGCCCATTCTCCCCCAATCCATCCGAACTCCCTTTCCCTGATGAGATGAAGGGCTGGTACGAGCGGATGATTGCCGTGCCAATGACGGCGGCGCAGAACGACTTCGTAACAGGCATGGTGGCTGCTGGCACTCCGGCCTAGGAGGCCAATTGTCAAAAACAATCACGGGCACGTTCCTGCTTCCTTCGGGCTCCCCTGTATCCTTTGGCACGCTCTATCTGAAGCTGATTCAGGATGCCACGGTCGTAGGAACAGGACAGATAGTTCCAGCCACGCCACTGGCATTTCCTTTGGACATCAATGGAACACTTGGGAGTGGAGTCACCATCTTTGCTTCCGATGAACTGACACCATCGAATGTCGCTTATGTCCTGACGGTAGCGGAGAAGGGAGGAGGGCAAGTCTTTGGCCCGGAATTCTTCGTCATCAATGGGGCCAGTCCCATCAACCTGAACGGCCTTGCTCCATCAGCGAATAGTCCTGTTGTTTTCTCTCAAGCTGTCATCCTGAACCCCACCGCATTACAAACGATTACCGGGTTCCCCTTGGCCGCACCGGGCTTCCAGAGCACCAGCGGCAACATCGCTTCTGCGGGATTCCTCCGCCTTGCAAATGGCGACACTATAAAATGGCGTAACCTTGCGAATAGCAATGACATCCAGTTGGGATTGTTCGGTGGCAGCGGGAATCTTCCTGCTGACATGGTTCAAGTAGCGGGACCTTCGTCTGGTTTCTTTACTCCATTCGCAGTGCTGGGAGTTTTCACAAGCCAAGCAACAGGCGGAGTTTTACGGCTCAACAGTGGGGATACTATCAATTGGCGAAACAACGCCAATAGCGCCGATATTTCAATCTCCAAAGACACCAACGATGTAATCCAATTGGGAACGTCGGGGATGAAGACAGCCGGAGCAACTCCATCTGTTGCCGCTGGCCAAGTTGGGGTTGGCAACACTACAGGCTTTGGAACGGGGGCGGCGGGAACGGCG